TCAACCCTATACTTTTCATTTTGAATCGAACTTAATTTTTCTTGTGCTTCTACTAATTTATCTGGATCACCGGCTTCATATGCTTCTTTATATTCCTGTTTAGCTTTTTCTAATTGAGCCTGAACTCTACCTTTTGCCTGCTCTACTAAAACACCCTCGCCTTCATCAAGAGTTTTTCTTAATTTTTTATTTTCTTCCATGAGCTTTTGTGTAGCAGTAATTGCTTCATCACTAAGGCGTTTAGCTTCTTCTTTTTGCCTACGCTCTTCATGATACTCATATTTTAATTGTTTAATTCTTTTTTGTACGTCACCAGAATATTTAGATACTTCATCGTCATCTGGTATTTGTGGAGGTACATTTTCTGCCCTCTTTGGTTTACCACGATCCTCTTCAGGTGTGTCATCCACAACCTCTATCTCAAGGTCTTGGCTTTCCATTTCAATTTCTTGTTCTATTTTTTCTGCTGTATTTTCCATTATACCCTCGTATATTCTCTAGGATCATCGACAACAGCTTCAACTGTGTCATCATTAATTAACCTAAATTCTTCGCCTCTAAGCTTAAATCTTGTTCCAGAATATGATCTAAATATCACAAAATCACCTTCTTTACAGTACGGTCCATCTGGAAACTTGTCTGCATCATTATATGCAGCCTTTCCCATTGCTATGACCAATCCTATAATAGAAGCTGTTTGCTCCAATCCTTTTAGTTTGTCTGGAATAATAACGCCACCACTAGTTTTTTCTTCTAATTTTGGTATTGCTATTAGTAATTTATAGCCCTGTGGTTCAGGTAATTTACGAGTAGTATCTTCGTCTAGTTCTATTTTTTCTGCAGAGTACATCTCTGTTCCTTTTTGCAGTGATTTAGGTTCACCGTAACCTTGCAGACTCAAGCGTCTGAAATAACGTTATTTTAAATATACACAACTATTGACGATTTGAAAAGCCCCTAATCTTCGATATATCTTTTTTCAGCCTCTTCAAGTAATTCTATTGATATAGATAAACCTTCTATCTTTCCCACAAGTCTTTGATATTCCTCAAAGTTTTTTACTCTACCTGAAGCCAAATGAAAAGAAACGGCATCCGATTCTTCTCTAATTTTTTTAATAATGTAGGTGTATATAGTTTCATTTTTACTCATTTGTAAGATCTTTAACTGTTTCTAACGCAAGCCTAGTACCTTCTGCAACAGCATCATTTTTAATCTTTTGAGATTGAATTTGAGCGTCTGAAGAATGTTTTGTAAGGGCAACGCCAAGCCTCGCACCTTCTCTCTTGTTTTCAGATTCCAATCTTTCGGTTTGATTTTTATCATTCATCATCGCTTTCTGAGCCTCAAGCTCTAGCTTTGCTATATCAATTTGTTTTTTATGTTCTAGCTCCTGCTCTTTTATTGCCAATTCTCTCTGCTGTATTTGAGTAAGAGGATCTTGTTGTTGTTTCTGCGCTTCTTGTTGTTGTGCTTCTGCATTGTTTGATTTCAAAAGCTTTTCAGCAGCCTCTGCGGTAACTCTTGACAATTCTTCTTCTGTATCTTCAGGCAATGGCTTTTCTTCATTAGGCATAGCAACACCAAGATTCTTTTCAATCTCTTTTCTGTATTGAAATGCCACATGTTCTGTTATGTGCGCTGATAAAGCTGCCTGTATTGCACCAGCAAAAGGTGACTGACCTACCATTTCTTTTATTTTTGGATCATTAGCCGCAGCCATGTGAACTCTAATATGAGCTTCGTGATCTTGATACTTAAAGGCTTTAACTGGCTCTTGCTTAAGCATTGCCATATTTTCTGTTACAGGATCGGCTGGTTTAATATCTTCTGGTAATTTAATAATTGAACTAGCATCTTGGATGCCTAAAACTTCGAGCATTTGTCTATGGAGTTTGCCCATATCATATAACTGCGGTGCCTGTTGTGCTAGTTGAAGTGCTGCCTGATACTGCATAACTCTCTGTGACATTGTTGCTGCATTTGGATCAGATACTGGAATAACATCAATTCTTTTATCAAAATCTTTTGTTCTGGAAAATTCTCCTTCCATCTCATAAGCATAACTGTCATCCATATAATCTCTAATAACAGCAGCAAGCAGTCTAAGCTCATTCTTTAATGCTGCATGAAGTCTGGCTTGAACACCAGACATAACTTTCATTGACCTTTCCATCAATGCAAGAGTTGTCCCTACAGGAGCTTGGGCGTTAATGTCCCCAACCTGTATATCGGCTACCGACCCTATTCTTCTTCCTTCTTCAACGATATTTCCAAGTAATTGGTACAATACCGATGACGGCTCTTTGTAAGGAATGAAAGTAATAGCGTCACGGATTGCACCACCCGGGACATCAACGTCACGGAATTCACCCGGCATGAGAGGCGAATCATCACCTTTGATACGAAGACCCCTAGCTTTAAGACCAGCAGGCAGATTCGACAACGTACCGGCATCGATGAGCTGTCTAAGTATTGAGGTTGCGCTTTTTGCAAGGCCTCCGATGAGGTGTATAAGTCCTGTTCCGTAAAAGCCCAGCCCGGGGAGATACCTATAGTGGACAAAGTATTGCCTTTTTCTTTTCTTTTTGTCATCTTCGTAATAGTTCCTTCTGATAGATAATATTTCCCTTGATGATTTATCTATTGTAATCACATAAGGTCTTGCTATCCCATCTTCTTCATCAAACGGCTCTGGCATTTCCATATCAACATGCATTTCAAGAAGAGTATGCCTGTCATCATCTTCAATAGTAGCGGTTTCTCCATCTAGCTCATCATATTTTTCTTGTATATCTGACATATCAGGTTCTGGATCTGGCAAGTCTATGTCACGATAAAATCCATTATTCTGCAGTTTCATTATGTCGTTTGATGTTTTCTTCATAACATGTGTGTACCTTTCACATGTCATAAGGTCAGACGCACCATAGGAAACAACAAAGTCTTCTGCAGGCACAAACATGGCACAAGGTCGTTCCATAATTGGATCATAGTAAACTTTTTTGAACGCAGAGCCTGCAAGTGGGAGTTTGAATAACATCTGCTCAGTTTCGTCACGATACTCTGTCATTTCTTCTGTAAGAAGATAATTCATTTCGTTTTCGACTCTTTTAGCTTGTTCTGTTTTTTCTACAGATATTTTACCAATTATCTTTGTTCTTACGGGACCTGAAGCAGGGTATATCTCTCCCATAGCCTGTGCCTGAAATCTAACTATTGATTCTGTAAGAATTGGATGAAATACGCCAGAAGATCCAGCCCAAGGCTGTTGCCTTTCTTCTATTCTCATCCCAAGAAGATCCAAACCTTTAACATAACTTTTTGCCCATTCACTTCTTGATTGTCTATCGGCATTAAAACTGGATATCAAATCACTTGCCATGCTTTGCAATTCATCTTCTTCTATTTCTTCAGCTAAATTTCTATCAAAATCACCACCTATTATTTCTTCTACTTGTTCTCCAGTAAAATCTATAATCATTCCCCCATCTTCAGTTTCTACAGAAACCGCATCAGGATTAACGACTTCAACTTTAACTTCAGTTGGCTCGATATCGTCTTCATCTCTGATCATTGGTGTCATAGGTTTTTCAATAGCCATTGTCTAATCCTTAATAATATTCAACTGGTCTTCTGTATTTGGGTTCATCATCCCAGTCATCCATTGTGGTTCTGATCCAACCGCCCTGCCTGAATCTTAACAGCGCTTGTGTAGTAGAGTCAACCAAATCATCATGGTCTCCTGCAGGAAATGCAGCACATTCTTCTATAACTTCTTCTGCCCATCTTGTTGGTGGATACCAAACTACACCACTTGCAAACAGATCAGTAACACCGTTTACCCTAGCTATCTTATCCTGTCCACGGCTCGGTGTAAACTCTGTTACGGGAATTCCCATAGCTCTAAGCTCAAAAATCAAGGGTGATCCTGCAGCTTTTGCCTCTACAATCATCTGATCTGGTTCAAATTCCCAGTATTTGTCATAGGCAGCACGTTTTAATTCAGGAAATTCTAGCTTTTCTTTATATGCATCTATTAAAATTAGGTTCGGTATCTCGTTTCCATCATCGTCAGGGTGATGAAAAATGCCCCAAGTGGTACATGCACTATAATCTGCTCTTTGCGTCTTTAAAAAGGCTGTATCCCACGATTGTATTATGGAATCACAGGGTGGTAAGTCTTTTCCTTCCCATTCCTGCCACCATTCACGCTTGATTAAAGCACCTTCTTCTGATGTGGGGTCCTGCTGGTACTGCGCATTCCATTTTGCTACCGGTAATTCAGCTTTTAGAGCGTCTAATTCACTGCCACTCCAAAATTCCGGCCATAAGGGCTTACCTGAGGGCATAATTGCGGGTAATTGTATCACTTCCCACTCATTTGAACCTTCTCTTTCAACAGATTTGTTAACAATTTGCCCTGTTAGGTCTCTTTTTGACCATCTGGTCATAACAAGTATGATGGCTCCACCCGGTTGGAGTCTCTGCCGGGGTCCAGATGTGTACCATTCGTAAACTTTATTGTAAACTTCTGGGTTATATTCACCCATTGTGGCTTCTTGCTCGGAGTGGGGGTCGTCAATTATCAAAATATCAGCACCCTTACCTGTTACCGCACCTCCAACACCTATAGCAAAGTAGTCACCACGTTTATTTGTGTTCCATCTTCCTGCCGCTTTACTGTCTGTGGACAGTTCTATGCCCGGAAAAACATTCTGGAAGTCTTCGTTTTGTATTAAGTTACGAACTTTACGACCAAATCCAACTGACAGCTCCGCTGTGTGTGCCGTCTGAATAACTTTCTTCTCAGGGTACATACCCAAAAACCATGCAGGAAATAAATAACTAGCAAATTCTGACTTGGTATGACGGGGTGGCATGTTGATAATCAATCTTTTTAGTTCGCCCCGGGCCACTCTTTCAAATGCCTCTGCCATTATCTCATGGTGTCTGCCGTGAATAAATGAAGGCCACATCATTTTAACAAAAGGCAGAAATTCTTTTCTTGCTTTCT